CATATTTAATATGTTCTTGTTCAAAATTTAATGTAGGATTTTCTAGAATTTGCATTTCGTCTATCGTGTATTTTTGTTCTAAAAAATAGTGTTGAAAGCTCATTGCTAAACGTCCTATTTTATTTGTAAATCTTCTGGATGTATTCAGTGACTTATTCCATTTTCCTTTAATGCCAATAGTCTTAGGTTCTTTATCATCATCCAATGGTCTGTTATATATATTTTGTTTCTCATCTCCAAAAACAACAAATTCTCCATTCTCTTCAAGGAAGTATGTGTGAATTATCTCCAACCACTCGGTTTTATAGTCTTGCACTTCATCAATAAGGATGACTTTGTATCTTTTTATTTGTCTTTTTACAGGCTCAAAGAATTTGGTATCAATGAAAGGTAATAGGCTCTTAACTTCCAGTCCATAATTATTTGCTTCTGCTTTAAAGAATTGGTGATAATTGGTGATATAGAATTTATCCCAAGGATAGTTCTCTCTGACATCATTTATTCTGTCATGTATATAATTTTTCAAGGAAAGGTTGTAGGTGAGAATTAATATAGTACTTTCAGTTCTTAAATAAGCATTAACAGCTCTTCTTGCTAAAACCAAAGTCTTGCCACTTCCTGCTATTCCTTTGATTTTTCTTCTTGGATTACTTTCACTTCTGATTAATTCAGTTTGTTCTTTTGAATAGACAATAGTCTTTCCTTCCTCTATTTGGTGATAAGGAGGAAGAAGATAACGTTTGAAACTTAGATATAGAGATTCGTCAAATAAAATTGATGGTTTGTTTAATCTTATTTTCTCTAAATAGTTGTATAGCTTTTTAAAAGTTAGCGAATCCTTTCCCCAACACTCGATGTATTTTATGAAATTTCGATATCTCTTGTATCTATTTTTTGTATCTTGGGGTAAATCTTCTCTGTCTTCAAATTGTTCAAGCAAGAAGTTGGTAATTTGCTGTTCACTCTCATTATGGAAATAAACTATTGTGCTAATAGTATTTCTATAGTACCAGTTATTTAAGGTTTTAGATAGTAATGTATCTATATGCAGGTCTATAATATTGTCTCTATATTTTTTGACTTGTGATAAAGGAGAAAGGATTGGACAATCATTTTTATAAAGATGCCAATTGGTGTGTTCATCAATATAATAATTCTCTAAATTCCAGTCTTTCACTTCAATTATGATAGCACCACCATTCTTTTTTAGAATTACAATGTCTGGTCTATCGCCATTAATGAATGGTTGAAAGTATATCTCAAACTCTGGATTTAAATTCTTTTGTAAGAAGTCCAGTAATGCTAATTCTCCTTCTGTTGCTGGTTGGTGGAGATGTTGGATTGTATAAAAGTCTGGATATAATTGTGCCATGCTATTATTATATAAGGTTATATTGCAAAAATAGGATTTATGTGGGATTAGAAGAAAAAACTCCAAACTTTTTTAGTGGCTTGGAGCTTTTATTGCCTTATTTTTATAGAATAATGTCTGGAAGTTCCTCCTTGTCTTTTACTTTCTGCTTCCTGCCTACCAATCCACTTGATAATGATTTCATAAGAGCGTGCATATCCTTAACTCCCTCAAAGTTATTCTCCTTGTACTTCTTATAAATCATGCACTCCCTTGAAATGGGGTTTCCTCTGCTCTCGTTAAATGCTATCATGTGTTCAAAGTCAGCTTTCACTTCCTCCACATATTTATCTTTGGGTAGGTCTATAAGCAAACCTTTAGCCTTTAATATGATTGAATCTCCAACTTCATCTAACAAGTCCATATCCCTTAGTTGTTCTATGTGGTTAGAAATAGTACCATGTCCCATGTGGATTAGTTCTTTCAGTTTTCTTACAGATAAGGTAATTGTATGACTGTGTGGCTCTGCTGCACTGAATAGTTTGAGTATAAATCCTCTGAGCTTTAAATCCAGTGTACTGTTATATGAATCGTAGAACTCTCTGTCGATTCTTCTGTAATGCCCAAAGCTGACTGGAGAGAATATATAATCAGTCCAAGTCCTGTCATTCCTGCCACTGTCCTTATTCTGTATGGCAACTTCCCCTGTGGCTCTTAACTTGTCATTGAATGATTTAGAACTCTTACCACTTTTATAGTTGGCAGGTTTATCACCAACAAATGATGCAAGTTGGTCTATCGTGGTGTCAGTAATCAATGTATTTTTGTCTGCTGTCAATAGTAACACGTATGTCCTGTAAACATCAGCACAACCTAACTTCTGAATCAGATTGTTGCTCATTACTGTATATTCCTTGAATGGTAGCTTCTCGTAACTCATAAGGCAATCGCTCAATATGCTTAATTAAAATGATTTGGTTGGTCTTTAATAAGAATCTCATTTTAGAGGAACTTAATTTGTTTGACTTCCTAAGTTCACTCAGCTTGTTATAGAAATGATTGTTATAAATCCACATATCATTGATTTTAGTCACTCCCAGCTTACAGATTACCTGTGCGGTGTCCGCAAGGACATTGCATAGGTCTTATTGGAATGTAGCGTAGGAGTGTAGAGAGGGGGTGTTTAGACACGCAGTAAAAAGTGAATAAGCACACCTCCCAAATTTGACAATATGAATCTCTCAGTTTCAATTTTTATCTTGTCAGTAAGCCAACTTCTGTAATGCGATATAATAAGTAGTAACCTTTCCATTCTTTTTTCTCCTTGTCTTTAGATAGTTATTAAGATTAGCCCACAATCCAATGTGAACCTTGTTATCTTTTATTCCTTGTTTAAGAGCCTTAGTCCTTATCTGTTCATAAGTAAATTCTTCCATTTTAGATATTCTGAATAGTTTGTAAGTCCGTCAATCTGTGTGGTGGGATTATCTGTCTGTGGTACTGTAAAGATAGTAATTTCATGAGTGGGGAACTAATGATAAGACCACAATTCAGAAGTATTAAGTAGGCAGGGAAACCTCTCACATTTCCCTGCTTTTTGTCAATCCTCCTTGTCATGTTCAAAACATAGGACTAAGTGTATAATTCCATTCTCATTCTTAAAAGCTATTCTTGGATTATTAACTTCCTTATATGTAATGGAAGTTATAATAATGGGGAACAGTTCATTCTCATTATAAAGTTTGAGGCTATTTGCAATATATTCATTAGAACTATATTCTGGGAGAATGAAACTGAACAGATAGAGCTTGACATCATTGTATTGCTGCATTTTAGCTCTTAGTATTTCTTGCTTAGCAATTATTGCTTCGTAGATAGTGCTTAGATATAAGCTGGATTGTATGATATATGGATTCATTGTTTTATTATTTAATTGGTTAAGAATTAAGCCCACCTGTCACATGGGCTTTGCTGTTAGTGGCTTATGCAGCCTGTTCTTCTTTAATCACTCCATGATTCTTTAGATATTGGGTAAGCATCTCAGAATAAATGGTATTCACATGGTCTGACTTTACTTCATTTATAATTTTAATGCTGCTCTCATTCAATGTCTTTATGGTACTTAAAGTTTCATCCAACCCAATCTTCTTGTTTTCACCGTTCGGTGCGTAATTGGCAAGCTGGGTAATTGCATCAATCATGTAGCGATGTCTTATAGTGTCCTTAGAAATCTTCATGTCGCTTAAAGTCTTGATAATTGTATCTCCTATTGTCAAGTCATATTCTTCAAGTTTGGCTTCACAAACTCCCTGCATGGCACTATTCCAGACTTTCAAACTTAGTGTCTTACCAAAATTATAGTATTTGGTGATTACGCTGATGTTTGCTTTCAATTCCAATGCCTTTTGGAACACTCTGTTAAAGAACTCCTGTTGAGTGGCTAATGCTGCATTACCAGCCTTCTCCAATCCATTGAAACCTCTGCTCAACACATTGTTCACTCCTCTGTACTTGCCAAACTCCTGTAAAGAATCAAACTTTTTAATTCTTACATTCTCTATGGTCAGTTTGGTGTCGTCCTTGACTATGGCATTAAGGTTGTGTTCATGGTAGCTTGCCCATTGCCAATATCCGTTTGCTGTATCAACAGGTACGTAAACATTGGGAGTGCCTTTAGGTACAATGTTTCCGTTAAGGTCTTTCAGCTCAATGTCTGCATTGTAAAACAGGGCGGCTTCTGTAATGTAGAGAGGAATTTTATCAAAATGTTCATTGGTTATCAAATCCTTACCACATTCAAGGTTTACCTTACTTACTGCCATGCTGTAAACAGATGTAGCGATGATGATTTCCTTTTCCTCTTTAGTAAAGACTACCTGCTTGTTTGTGTTATTGCTTTCATTCCACAATTCTACTTTAGCAGTTGGTAGTTCTACCTTTTTAAGTGCTTCAAGATATGCAGTTTCAGCCTTGCCTACATTAACCAGTGCAGATTTCTTAATATTGGCTTCTGCATCCTTATTGGCTTCAAGCACGCTCTTGGCTTTCATCAAATTCTGACGGGCTTCTTCTACTGCTTGTAACTTAGTCTCTGCGGTTGTCATTTTTACTTCTTCCATGATTTCATTCTGATTTAAAGATTCAATTTCATTATTAATTTTCTCAGCTTTTACATTTACTAATTCGTTCATAGTTTTAATCTTTTAAGTTGTTGTTATTCATTTAGTGTAACCCTCAAACCTATGTACACTTGGTTATCTGATTACGTTGCAAAACTACTTGCTTCTGGGCTGATTAAAAGAGAGAAATTAATGAGTGGTTTTACTTTCCCTCTTAATTGGTAGCTCGTCCGCTATCGTTTTGACGGTGCAAAGATGGGATATAATGGCAGGGTTAAAAGAGAGAAAAAAAATACTGCTTTC